GGTTTTCAGTAACTTTTACTACAAAAGACTTGACTATATAGTGTGGGTATGCTAACATACCTTTACGTTCATCTTATGGGCATTTTTTTACCACTTCTACTCGCTAACCATGAACCAGTCCATTGGACTATTAAATGTGATGGGTGGAAAGATCTAGCTTCAGAAGTTCGACAAGATCAATATCTTGATGAACAATCAAAGTTTGATTTATTAAACTACTTTAAAACTAAAGTAGAAGAAGAATGCGATTTTGAACCATAAGACGCAAGTAAGCCGACACGGAACGGGTTCGTTCATCCCTACGGGGACGCAAATGCCGACTGAAGGAACGGGGCTAAAAATCCCTATTACTACAGGAGAAAACCGATGGCACAAGTCACATACCGTGGTGTTAAATATGACACCGATAGAAACAAAGCAAAGCAGACTAACAAGGTCGATCTAACTTACCGTGGTGTAAGAACAGAAAAAGAACTTACAAGTCTTAAGTGATTGAAACATTAGAGATATGCATAGCATCTGCTATCTTTCTCACAATCATAACTGCTGAAGTCCAGTTTCTATATGGAAAATAAAACGGAGGGGTTGTTCCCCTTCTTTTTTTATGTTATAATTAGTAGAAATATAAAGAATTATGCGAGAACAGTTAATCAAAGCACTTCTTGCTCATGCACAAGGAGACATTCAAAAACATGTAGCAAATGTGGAGGTTTATTTGACTAATCCTGCAGGTATTGGTGAACACTCTGATATAACAGAAGCCATAGAAAATGAATTAAATATTATCGCCAAGTATCAAGATCAAATTGACGTATTACAGAAATATTTTAAAAAATAATGGATAGAGAAAAATTGAAATTGTTAGTTCGTCAACTTGAATTAGTTGTAGACAATATAAAGGCAGAAGTTTTGTCTGATACTGACGCTTATTTAACTATGGACACCTACGAGGCGGTAAAAAAGTCAAAACCGCATGATTTAGGTTATGATGATATTTTTGAGGATGATGAATGAACGAGACTAGTAGAGCGAAAAGATTAATTAAGTTACTTGAGAGACTTTTGAGGAAGAGAGAGTTATATGATGAAGATAAATTGAAACTCATTAAAGAGCAATTAAAAGTCGCTAAAAATGAATTAGCGATGATTGAAGAAAAAACATCTAAAGGATTTAAATGAACGTATCTCTTGTAAGTGTATCACCCGATGCTGAAAAGCACATGGCTTATTGTGCTCGTGTTAGTAATCCAAATAATCAGGAAAATGAAAATTATGCAGGTCTATTAAGATACTGTATTAAACATCAACATTGGTCAATATTTGAGCAAGCTTTTATGACTCTTGAGATTAATACAACACGGGGTCTTGCTGCACAGATACTGAGACATCGTTCATTTACATTTCAAGAATTTTCACAAAGATACGCTGATACAAATTTATTGGATGCAATCATACCCTTACCAGAATTAAGGAGACAAGATACAAAGAATCGTCAAAACAGCATTGATGATATCCCTGAGAAGCAGACCAAGTTTCTACAAGAGAGAATTAGATTATATTTTAATGAGGGAATGGATTTATATAATGAATTATTAAGAGAGGGTATTGCAAAAGAATGTGCTAGATTTGTGTTACCATTAGCAACACCGACCAGAATTTATATGTCTGGTAGTGTAAGATCATGGGTTCATTATATTGATTTGCGTTCTGGACATGGAACTCAGAAAGAACATATGGATATTGCAAACGCTTGTAAGGATATATTTAAATTGCAATTTCCTACGGTTTCAGAGGCACTTGAGTGGTAATAATACTTGATAATGTTATTAATAATATAGACTCAGTAAAGGTCGAAATTTTAGATATTCTAAAAAATGAGAATATAAATGAACAGTGGTGCACATTTGAAAAAAATCACAAATTTCAAGATTTTTGTTGCAAATTTATTGATATAGCATCAAATTTTTACGATATGACTTCCTGTGTTGGATATGAATTTTGGACACAAAATAATTCTAGACCAACGGACTGGCATTACGACAAAGATGAGGATTTTTTGAAGGAAACAGGTGTTTTACACTTTCCTCTGTGCTCTATGGTATATTATCCAGTTGTGGAAAATTTACATGGTGGACAATTACACTTAGAATGTGATATAATAACACCAAAGGAGAATAGACTCATTATTTTTCCACCTAAAACATTTCACTATGTTGAACCTTTCACTGGAAAAAGAGTCTCTTTGCTTATAAACCCTTGGAGTAAAGTTCTAAATAAATTTACCGATTAAAATACTATGGCTACATATCCAGTTGTTCATAAAGAAACAGGTGAGCAAAAAGAAGTATCAATGAGTGTCCATGACTGGGATAAATGGATAGAGGATAATCCTGACTGGACTCGTGATTATTCAGATCCTTCAACTATGCCTGGCGTTGGTGAAGTTGGTGAATGGAAAGATAAATTAAGAAAAACAAAACCTGGTTGGAATGATGTTCTTCGTAAAGTCGGTAAAGTTGGTGGATCCAACGTCAAAAAATTATAATGCCCCGTAAAAGAAAATCCGAACCAATCGGTATAGGTTACACCTCAAAACAAATGAAAAAGAAAAAACCTATTAGTAATCAATATCTTGTAGATATTACACCTCTGACTGATAATCAGAAAATTTTGTTTGATTCTTACAATCAACAAAAAAATGTTGTTGCATACGGTGTTGCAGGGACAGGTAAGACTTTCATTACACTTTATAATGCATTGAAAGATGTATTGAATGAAACAACACCTTATGAAAGAGTTTATATTGTCAGATCATTGGTAAGCACTCGTGAGATTGGATTCTTACCAGGTGACCATGAAGATAAAGCAGACATATATCAAATACCATACAAACATATGGTAAAATACATGTTTCAGATGCCTTCCGATGCAGATTTTGAAATGTTATATGGTAATCTAAGATCACAAGAAACGATCAAATTTTGGAGCACATCTTTTATAAGAGGAACGACTTTGGATAATGCAATTATCATCGTAGATGAGTTTCAAAATCTTAATTTTCATGAATTAGATAGTATCATTACTCGTGTTGGTGAAAACAGTAAGATATGTTTTTGTGGAGATGCTACTCAATCAGATCTCACTAAAACTAACGATAGAAACGGAATTGTGGACTTCATGAACATCTTGCGAAAAATGATTTCTTTTGATATAATAGAGTTTGATATTAATGATATTGTTAGGTCTGGATTGGTCAAAGAATACATCGTTGCAAAACTACAATCAGGTATGTAATGCAAATTTTTAGTGATTATGAAATAGGTGCAAAGTTAAATTATCATTACCTTAACTCAAGACCATTTCCACACATTGTCTTAGACAATTTTATTAACTCAAATACTGCAACTCAGTGTTTTAACGAACTTAAGACTACTGATCATTGGGCAACTGAAAGTTCCAATAATGCATATATGAGAGATCATCAGGTGAATAAATTTTATACACCTTGGTCTCAAGAAAGTTCAATACAATTACAATATAAAACTCCTACTGTCTACCATACGATACAGTATTTTAATTCTAATATTTTCTTATCATATCTTGAAGATCTTACAGGAATTAAAGGTTTAAAAGGTGATCCTAATTTTGCAGGTGGTGGAGCACACAGAATATCAACAGGTGGTAAATTATCATTACATGTTGACTTTAATATTCATCCACAAACAAATCATTTTCGTGTCTTAAATTTATTATTATATTTGAATCCAAACTGGATACGTGAGTGGGAGGGATGTCTAGAACTATGGGATATGGATAGTAAGAAATGTGCTAAAAAGATTGAACCAATATTCAATCGGGCAGTCATTTTTACATTGTCGGACAAATCAGTTCACGGACATCCAATACCTTTAAAAACACCACCGAATATTGAAAGATATTCATTAGCATTGTACTACTACATTGAACAACCAAATCAAGAATACTATGAACGCAGGGCGGTTGTCTGGCATGACTTTTAAACACGTAGATATAGAGTTACCACATCTAGATCGAGAGACTATAGATGGTGTAAGATACTATAAAATACCTGATGAGGAAGAACTAATAAAATTAGTTTCGATTACATCTATCACCAGTCATTATAATAAACAAATTTTTATTGATTGGAGAAAGAGAGTTGGAACTGAGACAGCAGATAAAATTACTAAGGCAGCTACTTCTCGTGGAACAGATATGCACACCTTAACTGAGCATTATCTTAAAAACGATGCTAAACTACCAGAAGTTCAACCATTATCAGATTTTTTATTTAAAATATCAAAACCAGAATTAAATAAAATTGATAATATTCACGCTCTGGAAGGTGCACTATATAGTAAACAACTAGGTATTGCTGGAACTGTTGACTGCATCGCAGATTATGATGGTGAGTTAGCAATAATCGACTTTAAGACATCTAAAAAACCTAAACCAAGAGATTGGATCGAACATTATTTTGTCCAAGCGATGGGATATGGATGTATGCTGTATGAGTTAAAAAACATATCAGTAAAAAAACTTGTAATCATTATGGCTTGTGAAAATGGAGAATGTGTCGTCTATGAAGAATACAACAAAGCAAAGTACATTAAACTGCTCGGAGAGTACATTAGGAAATTTGTTGCAGATAAACTGGAGCTCTATGGAACCAATCAATGAATTAGAGAAAGCAATTGAGAGTAAGTTTCTGACTCCTCAAAAATTTGCTATGGAAATTGAAAAGATTGTTGCCGAAGAAGAATTTAATTACATAGATGCAATATGTTACTATTGCGAAATTAACAATCTTGAGATAGAATCAGTAACGAAACTCATATCAAAATCTTTGAAAGAAAGATTGAAGTGGGATGCAACTCGTCTCAATTATATGAAAAAAACATCTAGAGCAAAATTACCTTTATAATGAAAAAATCAGAATTGATTCATTGGAGATTGCAAGCAATGCTTCGTGAGCACTCTTTCCCCGACTTGCAATATCTGGGTGTAAGACCTGATAGTATTGGTATGGATCAACATTGGTATCGTATCGGCAAGGCAGAAGTTCCTGTTGACTCAATTACAGAATTAGACACTGAAGAGGAAGATAATGAAAGTGACACCATTTGAAACATACCAAACATATCTTTCTGTTAAAAATCATTTTTCAAATCCGAAGTATGATTATTTCAGATATGGTGGTAAATCAAGAGCAAAGATAACTGCTTTTAATAAGAGAAAAGATAAGTATTGGTTTGAAAAAACATCGAGAAAATATCCTGATAAAGAGATAGTAGAATTTTTAGTATCTAATTTTATATCCGCTGATAATCCACAAAATCTTTGGATTGGTGAAATCATGAACTCTGGTGATAAAGTATACTCTGAGTGGTCAAAAACTCAACAGAGTTTAGGATATATTTTTAAAGATAAAATTACTGATTTATTAGATAATAATGAACTAGAAGATTTGTTTGATTGTTCTAATGGTCATCCATTATTATTAAGAAAATATCTAAGCGGTGAATTAAATTTAGAGATACTTGTAATCCTTGAACATATCTTTAGTTTTGTAAAAGATTTTGATAAAAAACTATCTGATCCCGTGTGGGAAACCGTAAGTATGAAAATTACTAAGTATACTCCTTTCATAAATATAGATGTATTCCAATACAAAAAAGTTCTTAGAGAAATCGTATGAGTGCTTTCTTTGATTCAGAAATCATTAAAGAAGAATTGGGTGTAATCAATAAACTTCAAGAAGAAGTTTATGGAAAACTCATTCACTTCCACATGATGAATCATGATGATCAAATAGATCATGTAAGTAAATTGTCTGAATTATTAGACAAGCAACGTGTAATGTATACTAGATTATCTTTATCAGATGATCCAGAAGCAATTGTTATGAAAGATAGTTTAAATAAAACAATTCTTTTAATGGGATATCCAGAAGGAACTGATATTAAACTAATGTTTGATAACATGTATAAAACAATTGATGCACTCAAAGAGTATCTCAAAGCATAAAGTTGATTTTTATCAATTATATGCTATAATATAAACAATCCCCCGATCAAATTAATCCGAGGTAATCTAAATGTCATTCGCAGACTTAAAAAAGCAATCCAAGTTAGGATCCTTGACCGCTAAATTAGTTAAGCAGGTTGAGAAGATGAACAACACTGGAAGTACAGGTGATGATCGTCTATGGAAATTAGACGTTGATAAATCAGGTAACGGTTATGCTGTTATTCGATTTCTACCTGCACCTAATGGTGAAGATCTTCCATTCGTAAAACTATACTCCCATGCCTTCCAAGGTCCTGGTGGTTGGTATATCGAAAACTCTTTGACTTCACTTGGTCAAAAAGATCCAGTATCTGAGTACAACACAACTTTGTGGAACAATGGTACAGACGCTGGAAAAGAGTTAGCAAGAAAACAAAAGCGTAAACTAACTTACATTAGTAACATTTACGTTGTAAAAGATCCATCAAATCCTGAGAACGAAGGTAAAGTATTCTTATACAAATATGGTAAGAAGATCTTTGATAAACTTACTGCAGCAATGCAACCTGAGTTTGAAGATGAAGAAGCAATTGATCCATTTGATTTCTGGCAAGGTGCTAACTTCAAGTTGAAAGCAAAGAATGTTGCAGGTTATAGAAACTATGACAGTTCTGAATTTGCTGCACCAAGTCCATTACTTGATGATGATGACGCAATGGAGTCATTATGGAAAAAGCAATTCTCTCTTGCTGAGTTAGTTGCTACTGATCAGTTCAAATCATATGAAGATTTGAAGAAGCGTCTTGGTTATGTTCTTGGAAATGCTGCACCTCGTCAAGATGTAGAAGTTGAAGACGAAGTTGAAATAATTCAGAGAGAAAGAGCAGAGCAAGTTGTCACTGCTGCAACAGAAGCACCAGGCACACCTAGTTCTGTAGAATCTGAAGATGATACACTTTCATACTTTGCAAGACTTGCTGAAGAGTGAGATACAATCAACTCTGTCTAACATTGTTAGTCATAGCAGCATATTTAAATTTACTACTTAAGTAAACATAGACCGTAGAGAAATCTACGGTTTTTTAATTTGGATCTGTATTTCTTGTATTCTCTGTTCTTACAATTTTACTACTTACATATTGAGAAGATTTACTGTAAGTCATAATATCTCTCATGTCTGCTAAGAATATATTTAAGTATGAGGGTCTAAGAATTGTTATATTTCTTTTATCTTCATTTATATTTGCCTCATACTCATAATTAGTTACACCACCAACTGGATTTAGTGTTGCAGTTGGAGATGATGGATCGGGAATTGTAAAATCTTTATCAACAACTTTATTCTTTGGAAGAATTATTCTATCACTTGAATCTTTGACTTCTGTGGTGACGTAGTATCTAATTTGATTTAAATCGTTACCATACTTAAGAGAAGCATATTCATAGATTTCTTTACTGGTGAGTGGCCACTCATCTCTTACATTAACAACACCTGCTGTATGTAATACAACCCAATCTAAGTCTTGGCGATCATATAAATCACCTGCAACTTGATCAGGTCTGAATCCATCTTTCACATAGTAATTTTGTAAAAAAGTTGTCGAACTTTTTAAATCATCACGAAGTTTAACCCTACGAAATAAATTTTTAACTGCTATGTATTCTTCAGAGGATGATCTTGTTGATAAAGGTGATTGATATTCAATATTTGGTAGTTCTCTAAAGTAAGTCATTAGTATCCAACTCCTGAAACATTTTTGTAATCTTCTCTGAATATTGGATTGAGTTCTTTAAACTGAAGATCAACTTGCATATGTGTGGGTGTTCCATCGTAGAATGCTGAAAATGTTCCACTTGCAGAATAATTAACTTTCATGTCACTTAATACTGCAGGGAGAAATCTATTCAAAAATGGGTGAGGTCCATTACCTTGTTTATATGTAAGTTGAAATATACTAGGTTGTTTAATGAAAACTCCATTACCAGACTTAGTAGTTCTTGATGGAGCCATTTCAAATTTAAGTGTTCTGATAATATTCATCACAACCATACCCTCTTGCTTATTACGAGGGAAAAATTGGAAAGACATTGGGAAAGTCCTCAATCCTACACCATTAAATAATAATTCAAGATTTGGATTTAGTATCTGACCAGAGGCTCTAGCGATAAGTTGATTTGCGTCTACATTTCCTCCTAGTGCACCTATTGCAGTTCCTGATATTGCTCCTGCGATTGCACGTTGATCTCTTTCATCACTTATTGTATTCGCAGCAGTCCCAGCTATCTTACTAAATGCATTTTTAATACCATCTATACTTGGAGTTGAAGTAATAGCAGAATTAACTGTTGCTACACCAAATGCTTCTAAAGGATTAAGTGAACCTTCACCATATTGGACTCCCTGTGAATCAGTGACGTTTCTAGGAATAGGAAGATTGATAATATGTTTGATTTGTTTATTCTTTCTTTTTTCTCCAAAATTATTTGTTTGACTACCTCTTGATAGTGCAAAAGATCCCTCCACACTTTTTATTCTATTAATATTGAAATTAATTTTTCCTTTCTTACCATCAACTGTAACGTCTCTATCTTGATCTGGTCTTAAATTATTATCGTCTATAAATGCTGGTAAATCAAGACCTGCTGGATCATATTCTGCTATCTCAATTTGAAGATAATCAGTTGGTGCTTCATTTCTTCTTGCTAAAGGATAACTTAATATTTTTGCTATCTTTGGTGGTTTAGTATCGCCAGATTCTTTCTTGCCAGTAGAAGTCGTATTAGGAAATTGCTCCCTGAAATTTCCCTCAGAGGGTTTATCGCTTACTTGCCCATATTCACTTGTCCCTTCTACGTTCGCCATCTATATTTTTTTAACTATTTAGGAGGTTTCATCTGGAAATTCTGAAATGGTATCAATTCAAGATCCTTCAACTCATCTGCAGTTACCTCATACAGTCCACCTTGCACTTCTGGATAGGTGTACTTTCTATTTCTACCCCAGTGAAAATTATATGCAATAAATCCATAAGAGAATACTTCAGTTACTTGAACTAAGGGATTTAAATCAAAACGAATCTCTGGTGTCTTCGCCATGTATCGAAAGACATAATAAGAACCAGGTATTGGAACAACAGGACCTTCAGTTAAAACAGTCTTAACTCGTGTTGCGAGTTCGTCTGGATTTTTTATACTAACTAGACTATCTGATATTGGACGAATACGATTTCCAAGAGTATCTTCAGGTCTGTCTTCTGTATACAAACCTTCATCTATTAATTTTTGCCTAAGTCTTAATAGTGCTTTAGGAGATAATCGTGTTGCTCTACGTGCCATATTTAATACCTAACTCTTTCTCTGTAAATACTTTAAATTGATACCCACGATCTTTACACCATTCATCTGCTGCTTCCCATTTTGCTTGATTCTTTGCATACTCATATGCTTCACGTAAGTAACCTTTTGTTTGTCTTTTTGGTTTTGCTGGTGGTTTAGTTTGTTTATTTGGTTTGATCTCTATAATATATTTCTTGATTGCACCCGTGTTCTCTTTCACTTTGATATAAAAATCAGGAAAGTATCTATGTGGTCTATTATCAATTGGTGAACGATACCAAACATACATCTCTTCACTTCCCCACTCAAGTATTCGTTCATTGTTATCACAATAAACCATAAACTTTCTTTCCCAAAGTGACCTATAAACTATGTTTGTAGGATTACCTTTATACTTTCGTGGGTAAGATGGTTGATA